TTTCTTTTTTATCGTATAACTGTAGGATTACGTTCTGAAGTAAGTCCCCTGCCCAATCCGAGTTTTTGGTTAATTTCTTGGAGATGTTTAACAACTCCTGATAGTGGTTACAAATGTACTTCTCTAAATGTTTATTCAAAATTTAGTTGTTTCTTACAATCCAATAAGACCGAACATATCTCATACTGTTCTTCCTCTTCATTGGTCATTATGGATGAGTCAAGTACCTCATTTAAAAAATCTATTCTATTATACATTGGGTCTAAATCTTTATCTATATGTAAAAGTAATATGTCAATAATCCTATTAACAATTAATATCTTCCTCTCTTCTGTAAATTTATTATACTCTTTTGGAATATCTATAAACCCTAATTCAATATGGTCGTTATTGTTCATTTGTTTTATAATCGTCTCGTATTATTCTTAATACGGTTGCAGGACTTATTTGATAAATATCACCTATCTTCTGAAATGTCATTCCAGTCTGACGTAATTCAATTAATTCATCTCTCTTTAAATACACTGGTGACCTCTCACTTCCTTTATAGTTTCCTACAGGACGTTTAAATTTCTTGATAGGTATTTCCCATACCTTATCTTTTGACTTAAAACCCTCCTTGGACCACACACCATTGTCATTTAATATCCAACCCAAGAGAGTTAGAAATTCTGAAACCTGTCCCTCTTGAAGTTCATCTGAATATATACCAGGAGTTTGTGGCACTCTCTCGGAACCACAGTTCCTTATCCTACGTTCTTCGTCTTTCTTTCTTCTTGTTTTGTTCTCATATTCACGAACACATGTTATACATTGGAACCTATTAACGTAAAAATCTGTCATACTATTTTTGGTTTCATTACATCTTGTACACACTCTTGGGTTGAGTATTACTGGTTTGATGTTGGTTCCAGTTTTTTTTTTAATCTCCTTTCCGTACATAACTTGGATAAACAATACTTACATTCCTTTCGTTGGTAAGTTATACCTGATTTTTTATTGGTATATTTCCTGAAAAGATTATCGTTCCTATTCTCGTTACAAATTCTACAAATCATAATTTTATAATATAAATAACATTAAACCAATTCTAAAGGTTTCTTGTGTTCCCATTTTATTTTCAATCCATGTGACCTTAATATTTTTAAGGTAGTAGTGTCACTACAATTCCATATCTTACTTACCCTTGGGGTACATTGTATTTTTCTATAACTGTTAAGTCCTTTCTCCAACAGTTCATTATCTTTTAATATTAACTTAACCACATTATTTCTGTTTGGTATTGAATGAATAACATTATCTCTTTTGGTTACCCATTCCAAGTTCTCTATACGATTATCACCCCTATTAAAGTTAAGATGATTTACTTCCCATAGATTATTTGGATTAGGAATAAAATGAATAGCCACCAAACGGTGTACGTAAAACAATTTTGGTTTCAACTTCAACTTCCCATTCTGTAATAACACTTGGAGGTAACCAGTGTTCTTGTTGGGATGTGATTTTCTAATTTTAATTCTTGGTAGGGTTTTAGTCCTTGTAGTATTACTGGTTGAATATACTACTCCTTCGGTTGAGATAGAATAGTGTTCGTAACCAGGTATTTGTATTGGTACTATCATAATGTTTCTTCTATGTTTAAAAACTCTTTTGGTTTATTAATTTGTTTGGAATGGAAATGGATGATGTGGTCATCAACATCTCCTCTTTCACCAGGATGTAGTCCTTGTAATAGGAATAGATATTCCTCTTTTTCTTGTTGAGATAGTTTGTAAAAACTTTTTAAAGTTAAACTATCTTCTCTCCATTTTGGTCCCATGTTGGTTATTTTATTTATTATAAATATAAAGAAAAAACTCAAAAGAAAAAAATAATTGAGTTAATTTATTTTGATGGATTGATATTCAACTATCGTTGAGTAATGTAGATTGAATAAATATTTATCCATTCGTTCTACTTTATCTAAATCATTAATATCAACCAGTTTAATAATATTAGGTATTGTTTTAAATATTGATTTTAATTTAATTCCTAATTCACCTTTTAGTTTTACTTTATTTTTTTCGTCTACTTGTTCTTTCCCTTTCTCTTTCTCTTGTCCTTTCTCTTCCCCTTGTACCGAAGGGTCTAGGTAAGGGGGTTCGGTAGGGGGTTGTGTAGGTCCTTCGGTAGGGTGTAACTGAAGACCTTCGGTAGGTCCTTCGGTAGGTCCTTCGGTAGGTCCTTCGGTAGGTCCTTCGGTAGGTCCTTCGGTAGGTGTCTTAATTTTCATTTTAGATTTATAACCCTCAACTTGTTTATCAATACTGTGTTGTTGACTTTTGTAAAGTAACCCAACCAAACCATCAAGTTGAGGGTCAATATCCGAAAATTGTTTATTTAGAATTGCCATCAAAAACTTTACTTTTTGTTCATCAGGTAATTCAATAACTAAATCGTAATAACTACGATAGAAGTTAAATGCCTTTCTATTTTTCATAATAAAATAAGGGTTAAAGGTCCTACTCAACGCCTCTAACCTCGTCTTTCGTTCCAATAACCCTATTAATGTTTTAATGTCCTTTACTGTTAGAGGGGACTATTATAAGTATAGGGAAAATAACCGAAAGAAAAAATCTTTCCAATTATTTTTTATTACCAATAATATTTCTTATATTTTAATATCAACAAAAACAATTACAAATGGCAAACGAAACGTACAACAAGGACAGGAGTATTATCCGTCAAAATCAAACACAACACTGTAGAGAGTACCTATCCAAGATGGGTTACCTACAATCATTAGACCCGTATGAATTTACAATCTACGTAGAACTGATGACCGACTTTTGTTATGAAGGTTTAACACCAAAAATAACAGAACGATTAAAAAAATTCAATAAATTAATGGGAGACAGATTAACCAACGACGTGGATGGAATAGAAATTTAGTTTTGTTTTGTTTGTATATTGATGTAAGATGTAGAGGTGAGGACAGTGTTTCCAATACCCTTTACATCTTTTTCTATTTCCCCTATATTTAATATTAGAGAGGGGGTCAGATATTATTACTTAGTGCCATTTGTAATATTGTTTTATTGTTATACACAACCCCCTTTCTTTTTTTAAAAAAATACTTCAATTATTTCTTGCTTTTGATTTTTTTCTTTATATTTATTAATATAAAACAAAATAATTAAAATGGCAAATGATCAATTCAAATCAAAAAAGATGAAGGTTCACACCAGTCATAAAGACACGGTGGAACAAATCCTTAAGAACACCAACGTATTAAAGTACAATCTGATTGAGGACTACTTCAAATTCAATCCACTAACTAACGAACACTACACCAACCTACCCGAGTTTAAGTGGTCCGAGTCCACCAAGGATAGATTTATTTTTGATGTGGAGATTAACACACAAGAAGAGAGTGATATATTTTTTCAGTCCTTCCACAAAAAACCAACCAAAAATTCCTACATCCATTACATGTTAGATGGTAATTGGTATGACGAACACATATATTACTACACACATAAGGTTGACCCAAAATATCCTATCTACGTAATAACTAAAGGTAGGTGGGAAAAAACATTAACCATTGACTCACTTGAAGAAATGGGTGTAGATTTTTATATTTGTGTTGAACCAAAAGAGTATGAGAATTACATTTCCAATCCTTCCATTGATAAAAATAAAATCATCGTCCTACCCGAGAACTTTTCTGAACGTGGTCAAGGTGGAATCCCTGTCCGTAATTGGGTATGGGAACATTCAAAACAGATGGGTCATACCAAACATTGGATATTGGATGATAATATATTAGGTTTCTACAGATGGAACTACAATTTACAGAAGAAGGTTAAGTCAGGTGTGTTCTTCAGAATCATGGAGGACTTTAGTGATAGGTATGAGAACCTTGGGTTGGTTAGTTGTCAATACACTTCCTTCGTACCTACAATTGATGTGAGTCGGGAACAATTCATTCTGAACACTAGAACCTACAGTTGTATTTTAATCAACACAGAGTTGTTGGATTCAAGATTGGATGAGAGATGGAGAGGTACCTATAATGAGGACACGGATTTAACCTTGAGGGTTTTGTCCACAGGTGACTTAACAACTGTTAATTTCAACTCACTCCTATCAGGGAAACAGACCACAGGTACTATGACAGGTGGTAATACCTCATCTATCTACGAGGGTGGAACGGTGAGTGGGTACCAAAAAAAGTTTGACGAACTGAAGAACAATTGGCCAGACATTGTCAAGTTGACCACAGGACGACATGTGGATGGACGACCACACCACCACATCTCCTATACCAAATTATTCAAACAACCACTGGTTTTAAAGAACGGTGTTCAATTGGAAGGTCCCAAGGTGAACGACTATAATATGGTCCTAAAAAACTCCTTTGATAATTTGGTTGGTAATTAAAAAATGTGGATAAGTTTCTCAAAAAAGATTTGGTGGGTAAGTTATACCGTCGTATTTTTGTGGAACAAAACCAAAAAATATGTTACATACTTTATCAATCCTACCTTATTTTTTACTAATTGTATTAGTAATTTATAAATTAAATAAAATAACAAAATTAAAATAAATGAGACGACTATTACACAATGAGGTAATTCAAATAGAGTTACCAGGAACCACCGACCAATTCTACTACGACTTGGTAGAGGGTATTAACGACATACACCGACTATTTGGTAACGACTACGAAATTGTGGGGTACCTTGTTCATACACAACAACTGAATATTAAAGGTACCATTGGTGATTTTCTAATTAAGATAAAAAGTCAGGGACAACCAGACGGTGAGGAGTACGAAGGTATAGAGGAAGTGACCTACGACGTTTATTATTCAATCAGACCTTTCAGATTTTTAGAGTACTAATATGGAATATAACTTAACAGACGAGGAACTAAAACAATTGACCGAGGAGGAGTTTTTTGAGTACCTTGATAAACGAACACAGTTCTTAAGACAACACACTAAACCACTCACACCTTACCATGTCAAAAAATATCACACGGTGACTAAAGAGATGGATAGTCCTAACACAGAAATTGACTACCAACGAATGAAAGAAATTATTACAGAACAAAAATAAATAAAATGAAAAAACCACAAGAAGTTATGTTTGAAGAAGGTGAAACAATGACTACCTTTACAGTAGAAGACCCCGAAACAGGTAATAAAATAATTATACCTATGAAAAATGAACATTTATTATTCCTATCAACAGAAAAGTTATGTCAAATTATTTCGGCTATTATTGAAAAAGAATTTAAAAAACAAGAAACCATCCGTGGTGTTATTACCAAACCCATTGATGAAAGTGTAGAAATGATTGTCTCGGATGAAGATATGGATATAATTAAAAAACATTTATTAAATAAGTAATATGGAAAAGTTCACAGAAGACGAATTGAAGGTAGTCAACTACACATTAAAATCTCTCCTATCAGTTGTTAGAGAACAACTTGAAAAAATACCTGATGGTGAAGAAGTTAGTATAAATGATATTAGAACAATAAACACAATTAAAAATCTAATTTATAAAATCAATAAATAATATGACAAAAAAAGAATTAGAATTAATGATATGTGCTCTTGAAGTGTATTATAAAATGGAATGTGAAAGTGATGCCTTGGATTTAAAAGACAAATCAAAACTAACAAATCGTATTGATGACTTAAGATTAAAAGTATATAAAAAGTTAAGAACTAAACTATCCCCTAAACATATAGATTAGGTTTTTTATAACCGTTACCTAATCTTAACCCTTCGTTTCTACGAGGGGTTTTTTATTTATTCTCGTAGGTGGAAACACAGATGGCCAACAATTGGTCCTGTGGTTTGTCTTCACCACCAATGACACTCATACAACGACTTACGTAGTCATTCTGACTCTCATTTGGTTCGGGTGTAGGAACGATAAAACTTTCATCTACCACCAAGGCTGGAACCATTGGAGGTTCAACCTGTTTTGATAGTTCAACTCTAATACGTTGTAGGTCATGAATGTTCATATTACTTAAGGGTTAATAGATATTTAGTTTCGTATAGTAATTGTGTAATTTCATCTATTTGGTTTTGGATGTAGGTGTCCTGTGGTAAAGTTTTTCTACTATAATCAACAAACTCACATAACATGTGGAAATACTCCATTGTACCACCTTCACTCCAATCATTAAGAGGATAAGTAGAATAAGATAATATAATTCCATACTTTCCTTGAACTGACTCCACAAACCCGTCAACCAATGGTACAATACTTTCATAGTAATTTCTTAAGGCTTTATGTTCCGAATAAGAACTGGTTTGATGATGGAAGACATGTGACTGTGTCCTACTCTGCCATAATGTTGAAACAAATTGATTTAACTCCATTATATTGTACTTTTGTTTTTTAATTTTTTATTCTCCTGTTTTAAACTCTCTATTGTTTGTTCTAATCTAACAATGTGATTAGTCAATTCTTCAACCTTTTTTGATAGGTCATCAATTATTATTTGATATACCTTTAAAGATTTTTCCATATTCTCAAGTCGTCCACCCTCAATTTCATTTTTACTTTTACGGAAACCAATAATATAACCAATAACGGTTGTTACAATAGCTCCGATAAGTTGATATATATAATCGTTCATAAGTTTAGAAGCAGTCAGGACAGTTCCACCAAGCAGTGGCTTGTTCCGAGTATGGGTTTAAATTCATATTCTTAATATCCTGTGGACTCCAACCTTTACGAGTTGAACGACCAAGGAATATTCCGTTATTATATTTTTGTACTCTATCAGGTACCATACCATCAATCGTACTTGCTGAGTTGTAGTCAGGGAATTGATTTTGTCCTCTACCTGTTAATAAATAATCCAATAGACGTTGTGAATAAAAGTCTGCACGTTGTTTTTGTAAAGACCTTAAGTACTTCATCGTTTCAATATCTACTGAAGTAGAATTTTCCATTGTACCTAACGTAATACCATTGTTCATCGTACGTGCGTATATATGAGGAATAGCGTTGAAATAAGCCGTTTGAATTAGATATGGTTGTATGTAGTCATTCACTAGTGTAAGTTCCTCAGAATTGAACGTATTACCCGTTGAGGACACTTGGTCTAATAGATGAAAATAGAACTTACTACCAAGGATAGTTTGTAAATCTATATCTTGTGCCACTTGGACCTCCGCTTTTAGCACATCCATATCCAGGTTCTTGTTTATATTTGTGAAATTTTTTAGCTTAATTTCTGATATTAATAAAACTCCCATGTTATATTTGTGTTGTTGTTACTGGTTTATCATCCACTACTGGATTTTGAGTTATGTCACCTGTAAGGAATAATGATAATGGTTTAACTTCGTATGTTGTTGGAACACCAAACTTAAGAGAAACCAATTTATTGAAGACAGGAAGAATTTCGTTTTGGTATGGCATAATAACCATCTTTCTAAAATATTCACTGTGTTGTGTAATTTCATCTCCACCACCCAACTTACCTGCAGTTGCAATACCAAACAGTTCTGCACTTGAAACACGATGAGCAGATAAGATTGTTCTTGTAATATCATCGTTTAGTGTTTGGTAATATGAGTCACTGTCGTTTCTTGGTATTTGAATAATTTCAGGTGACTGTTCTTTACTTTCATTGAATGAGATGATGGCCTGACCTGCGTTATCTGTTCCACCATATTGTGACTCCAATGCTCTTACCAATATTCTCTGCTCTTCTTCAGGCGGTACCCCATTGGTATAATTTACCCATAGGCTTGGTGACATACCCTTGCGTAGATTATTCATATGAAAGTTCAAACTTTCCACGTTAATCTCTATAGCTCGTTGACCTGCACTCCAATCGGGTACGGGATAGTAACTCATACTTGGCATATAAGTTTTGAAGTAATACAATTGACTTGGTTCTTTCTCATCCTGACTAAAACTTTTAATTTCTTCAGGAATATATTTTTTTGGGTTTCTCCAATCAGGAGAATAATAATAACAATCTATTTCATCCGTTTCAGGATTAATCTTACCACTTCTAATACGAGAAAAATCCACGTGGTAAATTTCTGATATACTCTTTCTATCTTTTGACCATACTACATTTAAACAGAACCCACCGAATATCATCATATCCAAAACACACTTTTTCATTATCTCGGTTACGTTCTCTCTTGGGTTTAATAGATTAATAGAAGCCATTGGATTGTTTAAAGAAACAACTCCATCACCTAATATCTGATTTACTTTTGAAACTATCACTGATTTGTGAATAGCACAATTATCAAAAAGATCTATAAAGTATTGTGGTAATAAATTATCTGTACCGTAGTACACCCATGGAACACGTTGAATTACTTCCGAAAATACGGGAAGTGTAGCCCTATTAAATTCAATTTTCTTAAAACTTGATTTTTTTATTTCACTCATAATTAATCTTGTATGTAGATGAAGTTCTCATTAACTTCGTTATTTGAGATATATTGTGTAAATGGATGACTTTCTTGTACACCTTCAAGTACAACCATACCATTAAAAACTGGTTGGTCATTTGGTGTACCGTATATATTTAAAACATACTGTCCCAAATAGTTTAAATCATCTTGGTTTAATGGTAAAACAATTTCACAATAACGAATATTTTCTCCGAATTGTGTTGGGTTAGACGTGTCAACAGAATATACTTTAACCTCTTTACTCATAACATGTGTAAATTGGAGTGTATATCCAGTGAATATGTCCCTACTATTGTTATTAATATTAAGAACTAATGTATTTTCTTGACCCTTTTGAATATATAACATAATCTATCTTCTATTATTAAATATAAGAAATTTCGTTTTGAATTGGTATTATATAAAAAAAAGGATAGTATATTACTACTACCCTCTTTTTATTAGGAGATTATAGAAAGTGGTCTTTAGACCAAACATTATTCTATCCGTCAATTTGTGCATCTGCAAACACAGAAGCCAACGCACCTGAGATGACATTAGCGGGAACTTGTTCCTGACCTGTAAAGATCATCTCAAATCCGTTTCTGTCGCCATAAGCAACGCCCGTACCTGCACTTCCACCTGATAAGTACATACCATTAGTTTGACCTAATAAGTATTGTACATCATTTTGGTCAATACCAATTATTTGTATTTGATCATTTTGTGATAAAATCTTTAATTGGTTACGTTTATCTTGATCGTATTTATAAAATACTGCAGTTAATACCTGCTCAAAATAAATCGTTCCGTTCTCAAATGACTTGGTCACATTCTGAACTAATGACGATGTATTACGCTTTAATTCAAATCCGTATAAAGTAGTTCCAGTTGTTGAAGTAGCTCCTGTTATAGAACCATCAGCACTGTAAGTGTAACCTGTTACGTCACCACCACCACCAACTACGTAGATTTTTTTAATGCCACCAATTCCGTCAGAACAGCCAAGTTGTACCCCTGAAGATATATAGCAACTCATATTGTTTATAATTTAATTTTTTGTTTTTTATAAAAGGGGACTTTCACCCCTTATGTTTTTATAATTTTTTTCTAATTAAGGCTTACCATTCCATGCCATATATTTGGTTGTACCAAATGTAGCAACGGTGGCTCCGTAATTGAAGTTTGAGCGAATACGAATTTCGTCAAAATCAACACTATACCAAGCCTTTAAGGTTTCATCGCTCAACAAATCCACACCATATACCATGTACTCAGCAGGTGCGATAGTTACTTGAGAAGAATTATTTAAACCTAATGTTGGCAATACCTTGATATTTGTGTTCGGATGAATCGCAGACATATTGGATGTTACATCAGTACCAGCAATGTAGTTGGTAAAGAAATTAGCTCTTGTTAAAGCCTGTACATACAGCCTGAAATAAGCATAGCTCATAAACACTACTAAATCCTCACGAACTAAAGCGTTATCATTTAATACGTTGATTAATTTATCAACTTCTGTGATTGGGTTACCTGCTGAACCATAAGCTGCAGATGAACTGAAAGTTGTACCACTTGAGTTAGCACAAGAACCAGAAAAAGTATTTCCTGTTGAAGTACTAATCATTAAAGCGAAACCATTGAAACAGTCACCACCTGCAGTGGTTGACGTCCATAATTTATCTTCAACGTGTTGTTCAATTTGCTTTCTTTTTAAATCCAATATCATTTGTTCAAAAGGCACGGTCTCTTGTGTTTGACCTGCTTTCATTAACATTGACTGATAAGTGTCAAACAAGGCTTTATAGCAAAGGCTTTCAAACAATGTCTCAGGGCATGTTGTTATTGAATGTTGTGTAAAAGTTGTTGTACCACTTGGTGATAAAGAACAGTTACCTGCTTGGAACACTGGAGTTGAATCGAGCAAGTTTAATGCTTGCGTTCCCTTAATGCCTGTACGTACATTTACGACAGAAGCAGTTGTTCCACCGATAAGTGCTTTAGCTAATAACTCACCACCAACTTGGTCAGAATAACCACCGATTGTTGACACGTCATAACTAAAGTTTGATTTTTTTAAATTACTCATTTAATTTTAATTTTTAATTTTTTTTATTTATTTTGTAATGATTTAAGTGCTGCAATACGTGCAGACAATTGATCATCATTTTCTTGTTTATTAAACACTTCTGTTTTACCATCAGATAATTTCTTACCACCTGGTTGTTTTTTGAATGAATTAAATTCATCTTGTAATGAAGAATATTGTTGTTCCATTTGAGACATTTTCTCTCCCATTTTAGAAACAAACTCCTTCAACATGTCCAACATTTCGTTGGATAATTCTACTGGTTTGTCAATAGTAGGTACTTCTAATGATGGGTCTTCAGGAACTTCTCCCTCTTCAACATCGTTAGCAACTTCCATAACTTTAGCAATAATTCCGTCTTTAGTTTCAATTTTAGTTCCGTCCTCAAGTTCGTGTGTTCCATCAGGAGCAGGAATTTCTGCATCTGCTGTAACGACAACTACTTTAGCACCTTCTACTAAACTATCACCACCGACTTTAACTACTGTACCATCAACCAATTTCGCATCAATGAATATCTCTTTAACAACTACAATGGTTCCTTCAGTTACGTCTATCTTGAAATTCTCTTTCAAAATATACTCCCCATCTTCCAATGAAACTTGTTCAAACCCTTCGTTAATTTTATAGATTTTACTACCAACTTCTAACTTTTCAGTTTGTAAGATAGTGTCGTCACTTAATTTGAATGATTGTAAAGTTACTTCTTCAGACATAAAACCAAATTGTACCATTAATTTCTTAATTTCACTAATAGCATTTTTTGAATTAGACATAATATACTTTTGTTTTTTTTATTTATTTCTTCTATATATAACTATATAAAAGGTCTTTTATTTCCACTCGGGACTAATATTTCTTTAATATTTCAACTACTTGGTAAAGGAACATCTCTTCTTTTGAGAACTGAGCCACCTCTTCAAAGAAGCCACTAACCGAAAATCCGTTAAGTGTACCATCTTTTACTTTAGACCATATTTCAGGATTGTTTATCTTCATGCTCACAAACCACGTGCCCACAGGCAAATTTTCAAATCCATAATCAGATGATTTATCATTGTTGGACTCTTTAATCCACGACTCCAATACATGTACGTCAGGAACAGCCTCTCCGTCATGCATCATATCGTTATTATCCGTGTACTTGTTCTTCATATACTTCTGAGCTATCATTGCTATAGTTTCAGGACTAAAAAATACATAATATGGGTTACCAGAATTATCCTTACGGAATATCTTTTGGTCAGGAACCATTGCAGGTCCAAGTACAATATGTTTTTCTGAATCGGTTGCGAAGTGTTGTTTGGACATGTCCGTCTTGGGTAATAGATATTCAAACTCTTTCTTTTTCTTTTTTGGTAATTCATCAACATAAGAAGGAAGGTTACTCACATCATAACCAAAATTCTTTAATTTACTCTCTGCCCAAGATAAAGCACTCTTACCCCCCCAAGAATTGTACATAAGGCGACCACACCCCTCATTATAACTTTTACTACTATCTAAATCTACCTCATGACGAGATAAATAACTGTACATTCTTTTAACTGTGTCAATACTGATTGGTTCACCTTTAGCTAATTGATTAGCTCTAATCTTGCCTACTTCGGTACCACAACTTCCCCATCCATTTTCATCAACCCAATCTAATACAGATTGTGCATTGTTTTTAACCGAGTCGGGATAATCAGCAACACTTTCCATATTTTCTTTAATAGGAACACATCTTGGACTACCATCATCGTTTAACCCAATTGGTTCGTAGCCATCCCAACAAGGATTTGGTTCAATATCTAATTTCTCTTTTGATAGACCCAAGTTCTTAACTGTTGATTTAGATGGATTGGCCATTGTCTTATCTGTAACCGTGTCAGGTTGAATCCATTCAGGACTTAACTCAATAGGGAACCCACCACCAGTGATTTTACCCTTGTTAATTGATGATTTATTTACAATATCACCTGTCTTTTTATAGAATATTCGGTACCATTCATGACGGCAATTGTAGCCACCTCTCCAAAACTGAGCAGATTGACCGAAGGAATTAACTTCATTCTCAACTTCCTCTATTCTCCACACATAATTCTTTTGAATTAACTCTCTACAAAATTGACGAGTTGTAGGAATGATTGATGATTGTTTAATATTACTATTCAATGAGTACTTATATCTAACTCTATAAAATGAATTATCTTGATATGAGTCATCATTTGGGGATGTTGAGAAGTTTTGTTTAACACTTTCAATTCTATCTATTTCCCAACCCTCATCCAATAATTCTTGTTCAGGTTGTCCTTTAGATAATAATTTACTCAAGTAAGTTTCGTCCTCTCCGTCGGGGATGTGAAAATCTTCTTGTACTTCTTTTTTAAATGCCACCCAATTGACCTCAATAGCAGGTTCATCAACTAAACTTATGCTATCAATTCCACTAATCTCATCGTCTTCTTGAATTTTTAATTCAAATATTTTTTCTTTCTTTATCATAATTTAAATATAGTTTTTAGTTACATGTTATTAAAGGGTACTTAAATCCTTTAAACGAGCTTGTCTGTGTTGATCAGTTGTCATCTCACTTGAAACAACATATGTTTTTATTATTTGTGGTTGTGATATTACTTGTGATGTTTTTGGATTATCATAAGAAGCTTGTCCTGTAGCACCTTTACTAAATGAAACTCCACCACCCATTTGGTTCATCATTGAAAGAAGTGGATTAAACATCGTAACTGCTCCTCGGGTCATCACCGCTTCTCCACCCTCAGCATTTATCATCACCCCACCACCAGCATGTCTTGGTCCTTCAATCAATCCACCCTCTGCATATGCTTGACCTAATGATGGTTGTGCATTTCCACCTCCTCCTGAAGCCTTACTACCACCACTATTAATTGCTGACATTCCTTGAACAACAGCACTTGCTACACCTGCTAGACCTGTAACCATACCAATTGTATTTGTAGTTAAACCTGCAGTAGTTGCTGCGACACCTGCTATACCAATAGCTGAAGTTGCAGGAAAAGGAATCATTGATTTATATAATGATCTTTCAAAAATTAATGCAGCTTTAGTTCTAAAAAATTTTGTTAAAATATCTGCAATTGCTGCACCTTGAGAAACCGCTAATCCTAATATCGCTATATCTTTATTACCGTTAGCTAATTGAGATAAAATTCCACCTAATGCTGATATAGCACTTATTTTGGCATCTTCTAAAGCTATAATTGCATTCTTTTCATACTCTTTAGTAGCTACTAACATGTTGGCAAGATTTACTGCATTGGTAAATTCATTATCACCTTGAAGTTTTAATATTTCAATCTTCTTATCACCATATCTTTTTTGAATTTCAAGTAATTGGGCTTTATAATCTTCTTCACTAATTTTACCTCTATTATATAGATTTTCATAATGCATCCTTTCTTGTTGTTCACTAAATGCCAATTGGGTCATATTTTTTTCCAATTGACGTTTTTTCAAAAGATATAATTCTTGTTGGTATTGATATTCTTTTATCTGTCCCATTTTTAATTTAATATCCAACGCCTGTAATTCCTTTTCATCCATTGTTGATTGGGTTCTCTGCCTTTCATCAACTTGACTTTGATAAATGGCCTTATCCTTCTCAAAAAATTCTTTTCTTTTGTTTATATCTAAATCTTTTTGTTTTTGGTCATTTCCCGTTTTTGTATTTATATAATCTGAATCCAATTTTAATAATTCTGCAGTATAACTTTTATATTCAATACTATCTTTTTTATATAATTTTTGTTTATCTTCTAATTCTTGTTTCTTTAAATCGTAAGATTTTTTGGCAAATGTTTTTTCTATATCTAACTTTTGTTGTTCAGTTGTTGCAAGTGCCAATGCCTCTGCTTTCATTTTTTCAAGTTTGGCTTCATCTAACTTATCGTCAGTTTCCATTCTTTTAAGTTTTTCTGCAAGTGCTTTATCTGCTATATCTGCACTATTCTTTGAATTTTCTTTCTGTGTTTTGGTTTGTTTAGCATATCCCTTTTCAAAATTATCGGTAAATTGATTAAAACTTTCTTTTGTTTTATCCCAACTTCCTTTTAATTGATTATACCCTTCTTCTAATGATTTAGTGTCTAAAGTGAATATACCTTTTAATATTTTACCAACTCCTGTACCTGCTTCTTTAACAAGGGTAAATAACCCCATTAAACTACCATAAAATATCTTAATACCATCAACAACATATGGTAAGGCCTTCATTGCTAAATCCATAAACATGTCAATCAACGGCATCATACCTTCTACAATACCTCCAAAAATCTTTTCTAATCCGATTAATAATGGTTCAAGTTTTTTCATTGAACCTTCTGTTTGAGAGAATGCTGCAACTAATCCACCAATCGCAGCAACTACTAATCCAATACCCGTCGCCTTCAATGCCGCACCAAAAGATTGAGTTGAAACTTTTAATTTATTTAAGCCTGCTCCTAACATACCCAATGGTCCACCTGCTTGTTCTAATGAGTCAATCCAATCTGAACCAGTGTTTTTAGCACTCTTTAATTTGTCTTCTAAATCATCAATCTGATTAAAAACTTTATTCCAACCTTCAGTACCTGCAGGTAATTCTTTCAATTGTTTTTTAAGTGCTTTTAAATTCTTTTCACTTTCAACAACGTTACCTGTTATATCAACCTCAATTTCTATTTTTTTAGCCATGATATTCTTTTTTTAAATTTTGAAACACACTATCTAATATTAATTTATTTCCTTTTAATTCTTTTATTGAACTAAAATCTACCTCAATAATATTCGGTTTAAATAATTTAACTTTCTTTATTTTGTTTAATTTCTTCTTATTTTTATATATTTCTATCTTCATAATTATTATTTTATACTGCACAAACATTACTACAGTTAGTACCTGGTGAAGGTGATGCTGAACCATCTAAATTTATTGTATAACTTGGTCCACCTACACTACTATTAACCAAATAAACGTAACCATCACCATTATTGTAATAATGTGTATTTGTTAAACTTGTTGGTGATGTTGTTCTTGCTATTAAATCTGTAACAGGAGAAGTACAACTTGGACAAGTATATCTTGTTACGTTATAATAATTATAACTTCCACTTGTTTGTGTTGGTGTAGGTGTTCCCGTTGGTGTAGGAGTAGGAGTAGGTGTATGGGTAGGTGTAACAGTTGGGGTAGGTGTTGGTGTTATATTTAATATAGATGTTGAATAACATAATGGATATATTGCCCTCTTTCCGATAAATCTAATCTCAAAATTATATACCCCTGATGAAAATGAACTAATTCCCATCATTGAAGGTGTTACAACAAAAGCAAAGGTGTCTGTTTTGGTGGTAGCAGTTATGGTTGAGGTTGTTACACCTGAAACCATTCTCCAAGGTTTATAATATTCTTTAGTTGGTTCTGTCATGTGAACTGATAAAATATGTAATAAATTACTTTCATCAATGTACGGGTCAGCACCATTTTTATTCCATATATATGTAAATGAAATGCCAATGTTTCCTGTTCCACTATTATATGCTGCACTGAAACCTGATGTGGTTCCACTTACACTATTATTGTTTATGTCGTGTACAATATCCACATCATACTCCGCGAGTGTGTTGTTTGGATAAACGAAATTGTCACTATTGACCTGTGCTATATATTTTTTACTCATATTTTATTTTTTATATTGAACATAATGAACTACAATTATTTGTTCCTAATCCACCCATACTTGTATATAAATACGGACCACTAATAGGACCACCTACAATATTAAATATATACCCATTAATACTATCTAAATAGAATTTACTTGTAACAAGTACAGTTGGATTAGCAATCTGTAATGTTTCAACATAAGTACAAGGTCCTGATGGAGTGTCACAAGTATATCTATCTGCTGTATATAGTTCATATACTGTTGTAGGAGTAGGAGTTGGTGTTCCTGTCTGTGTAGGAGTTGGGGTTGGGGTCGGGATACATCCTGATCCACAAGCCAAGGTACTATCTGCATAAGTTACAGCATCAACAGGAACCGGTGTGAATATACCAGGGTTTGTTGGTGTTATATTAGATATTCTATATGAATATGTACATGTACCTGAACTATCTCTATACCATCCATTTAATGTTGGTGTAAATGCATATGGTAATTGTGCAAACATTGCGACAGGATTTTCAATTCCTGTATTACACGTCGCTCTTCTATCCACTGAATAATATAAATAAGTCGGTGGACTTGTTGGTGTAGGTGTTTGAGTAGGAGTCGGTGTTGGGGTTCCTGTTGGTGTTGGTGTAGGTGTAGGTGTTAAAGGACAAGCAGAACATCCAGCACCTATTACTTCTGCAACATCACTACCAAATGTTATTGATATTTGTTGGTAATTTCCACCATACTGTAAATAATATGTTCCACTTGATTGATAAGCAAATGTATTACCAGTGAAATAAGTTGATAAACAGAAACTTGTTGTATTACCTGTAAAATTAACACTAATACCACTAATTGCTCCTGAACAAGCATCATTAGTAGTTGAACCAAAATATCCTGAACCAGTAAATAATGGAGTGTTAGTAGGAGTTGGAGTTGGAGTAGGTGTTATTGGTACTGGAATATCTCCTAAATTGAATTTTGTACTACAACTAAAGGCAGTAAATGAATAACTTACACCTAAACTACTTTGATTTAATATACCATCATTTTTATAAACATACATAGAAGCACTATTATTTGCTGTTATAGTTGTATTATTTATACTATAAAAATCTTGTAATGAACCACTAACAGTTTGATTAAAACGTAAAGTAGTAGATATTGTAGGATTATATTGTGTATATGATAATGTGTTACTACCAGAAATACTTCCACTTGATGCTCCACCGCTATTAAAGTGACCCCATAAATAAACAGATTGACTTGTATTATTATATATAGTAATATTTGTTTCACCTACAGAACCAGTAACAGGATATGAATTATAATTTACAGTATATGTCATTGCTCCTGATGGTGGTGTTGTTGGACAAGATGTACATCCCTGTATAACAGTACCAACTCCTGTTCCTGTAGATGGTGCTGATATAACCATATATGTTGAACTACAAAGAGAAGTTTTAACATAATTACTTCCACTAATCCAACTACCATATAGTTGTGTATTATCACAAAAATTAACCATACTTCCTGTGACAGTAAATGTTTGACTAGCTACAGCACAAGGGTCATATATATTTGTTCCTTTAACAATATTACCAACAAATTTAGTTGGTGTTGAAGTAGGTGTCACAGTTGGAGTAGGAGTAGGTGTTGAAGTTGGAGTGGCTGTTGGAGTTGGATAAATTATAATTGGGTTACATTCACCAAAACTTCCATCAGTATTTATACCTGATAAATTTCCTGCTATATAATTATTATATTTAATATATGCTCCACCATTAAATATTTTTCCATTATTATAAGCCATATCAAAAACAGCACTAACTGGTGTTACATATAAATTTGAATAATCAAATCCTAAACCTGTATTAAATGTTGTGTCTAATGTTCCATCAGAATTTAATCTAAATAAAGCATTAATTGTTTGTCCACTATATGTAATTGTTGAAGGATAATCAACTGAAAAACCTACATATAATTGATTATTATCATTAATATTAAATCTAATTATATAATTATTCATTAAATTATAAGGATAGGAAGTGTCTAATGTTCCATCTGAATTTAATCTACATATATATGATATTGTATATCCATCTATCGTACCACCTATAGTTGCAAATCCAAGTATTATTTTACCATCTGTTTGAATGGCAATATCACTTACACTACCACTTCCTGAATAATTTAAATTAAAAGTATTATCTATACTTCCATCTAAATTTAATCTAACTACAGGTCCACATGTAACACCACTATATGATGTAAAATTACCACCAACTATTAATTTACCATTTGATTGTTGTCTTACAATATTAATTGTACAACCAGAATTAAAATATGTATTAAATGATGTGTCTGTTCCTTGTAAGTTTTGGTTAATTCTAACTATTGAATTTTGGTACCTATTACCAGTTATAGTATTATAAAAAAATGTAAAACTACCATAAATTAATAATTTATCATCTGATTGAAAAGTTAAAAATTTACATATATAATCATCAGCACCACCACTTGGCGTGCCAATATTTCTAATATAACTAAAACCATTTTGTGTATTATTATACGTTAAATAACTTGTACCATTATTTGAATATCCCGCTCTATGTCTTGATAAAACAAATAGTGATTTTGTACTATTAAAACCTAAACCATTAACTATTGAACCTTCATTTTGTGTTGGAGGATTTGTATTAGTAGCTAAAACTTTTCCTTCAGGTGATAATTTAAAAATAAATTTTTGATCAGAATAAGTAACTCCACTATATGTTGGTGTAATTATTGTGTTATATGGTTTTAAATTTAAACCACATATTAAATTACCCCAATTATCTGTAGCAATTCTTTGAACTATAGTATTAAAACCTGTATAAAAATTAGTACAAATACCAATGTTATTATTAAAAAATGGTTTAAATATTGACATATTAATTAAAGTTTTTAGTTGAAGCTAAATAAATTGTTGAAGAATTAAGAGACATTAATGACAAAACATCAACACTGGTTGTTGTAGTAGGAACATATATTGAACCAACTGGTTGTTTTACTGAACTTGGAAAAGACACAGTTGCTGAACCCGTTGTATTAACTAATATCGTTACCGTATTTCCCTCTTTAATATTTGTTGGGTTAATAAATGTATTTGTTCCTGCTACTAATTGTAATGTAAAGAATGTTGCTTTTGAAAAATCTAATGAAGATGTATTTGAACTTATTGTTAAAACATTTACATTTCCTTGAACTGAACCAGTTATAAATGTAGAACCACTAATATTTAATGAACCTGTAATTCCTAAATTTCTTGTTGTGTTCCAAACACTACCTGTCAATGCAAATAAACTATCACCTGACGTTCCATTAGTACCTGATGTTCCATTTGTTCCATTGGAACCTGAAGTTCCTGATGAACCATCTGTACCGTTACCACCAGAACTTCCCGAACTACCATTAGTTCCGTTAGAACCTGATGTTCCACTACTTCCGTTTGTACCATTAGAACCTGATGTTCCTGATGAACCATTAGTACCATTACTACCGGATGTACCTGAACTTCCATTAGAACCAGAACTTCCTGAACTTCCATTAGTACCATTAGAACCTGAAGAACCATTAGTACCATTACTACCTGATGTTCCTGATGAACCATTAGTTCCGTTAGAACCACTACTTCCCGAAGAACCGTTAGAACCTGAAGTTCCTGAAGAACCATTTGTACCATTAGAACCACTACTTCCCGAAGAACCGTTGGAACCACTACTTCCCGAAGAACCGTTAGAACCTGAAGTTCCTGAAGAACCATTTGTACCATTAGAACCACTACTTCCCGAAGAACCGTTGGAACCTGACGTTCCTGATGTACCTGAAGAACCAATTAAGGTTTCTTTAGTTACTTTATAAGTGATTGTTTCACCACTATTATTCATTACCACATATACACCTGTTGTATTTCCTGTATAGAGTGGTAAATCTGATATTTTTATCTGTGACATATTTTATATGATATTTTGTTCTGTTATTATTTCATCATCATCTTCTGCTTTTATATCTTTTACATCTTCTGTTAAAAGATTATAAGTTACACCTGTATAAGTTGTTCCACTTACTCTATATTCAAAATTATAATCAATACTTGAAGTTGTTACATTAAACGATATAGAATTTGTAAAAGTTGTACCTGTTATAAATACATCTCTAATTCCCATGTCTCCACCTTGGTCATCAGTTGTATAATCTCTTCTATAAACATTAAAGTCATTATATTCTGGTAATATTGTAATTGTAACACTATCCCCTGAATATATGTAGGTTGTATATAAATTATCGTTGTTATTATAGTTTAATACTCTTGGTTGACCATTAACTGTTATGGTATAATTATCAATACCTTTATAATTTGGAGTTTGGTTAAAAGTGAATATTAATGAACCTCTCATTATATTTGGTAATGGAGTAGGTGATGGAGTTGGTGTAGGAGTTGGTGTTGGTGGTAAATTAGGTACAGGTGCAGATTGTGTTGACACATAGTTAGTTGCACATAATCCTGTAAATGTACTATAATCTGATGCTACGTTAAGAAACGCATTAGTATGACCTGTTTGGTTTGAAAAAACCCAAATCATTCTATTTTGTTCATTAATTAATAAACTTAAATCAGAATTAATTTGATCAATAAAAATATAATTTTGACTATCATTAAAATTAGTTAAACTTATACTATTATATTCATCTTCAGTAATTTCACTAATATTAAATACAGTTCTCAATTGTCCATATACTCCAAAAAATCCATTATACGAAGATGTAAATCCTGAAACGTTTCCACCTAAAACACCTACCATATAATCATAAAAAACACTCCAATAATAATATGTACTTTGTAGTGAATTGGCTGAAGTAATTGTATTAGGATTTTCTGATGGATTAAAATATGTTCTAAATTTATAGACATAATTATTTGGATCATTAGGATAATTGTATTTAAAATATCTTGTTGGATATGTTCTAATACTATTATTAAATTGAATTAATTCAACTTTAGTTAGTTCAGTATTTGTTAAATTATAACCTTCAATTTTGTTCCATGTAAAATATTGGTCATTAATTTTAATAATATCGTTTGGATTAAGATTTTTAATGTCCGATAAATTTAAATAGAAATTACCCGATAAAAATCTTGTTGTTTTATTAAATAAATTACCTATTCTATTTGAATAAAACACACTATACATGTCATTTTCTGTATAAGCATTATAGGTTGGTTGACCTAATCCTATATCAATTGGTAATTCAGAATTAAATAAAATACATAAACTATCGTCATTTATTTTATTTGAGTCAGGGTTACCCATTGGAATTGTGTGTGATATGGATGGATTAGTTGCATATATTAATGCAGTTGTACCACTTAATGGATTTGTTCCATCAGATTGGTTTAATCTAAAAAACATAGTATAAATCCCAGTACCTGAACCAAAATCATATGACTCACCTACTTGGTCAAGAAAAGGACTGAAATTACCTAAATTAAATAATAATTTTGGTTTAGTTTTAACTCCTTTATATTGATATTCAACTCTATTTGTTGTTGTATTTTCTTGACTAGATGCAACATAATTTATACCCAACGGGATTCCAATATTATCATCCCATTTTCTAATAATCTCGGGTGAAAATATTGTGTCTATTTTCTTTTGTTGAGATTTAAAATCGGTTTCGTTATATTGGTACATTTCCCCATATAACCTATTATTTTTATCTTTAAATTGTTTATTACCATCATCTCCATCCTCTAAATCTGTAAGATATAATTCTGACTCCACATAATTCAATGCTGGTTCTACTGACCAACCTTTATCATAAGATATTTTATCAGACCAATCATATATATTACCTGAACCAATATAAAAGTCATATGGTTCAATTATAATCTCACTTGGGTTACTTGGATTTGGTGTAAATATTAAATTAAATTTCTTTGCTATTGATGATAATAAATCAATTTGTTTTATCTTTTCATCTATTACTAAATTAAAATTTACAAAATTATATTCTTGGAAATTAACAACACTACCAACCGGTCTTGGAAAATATGATAATAATGTACCATTTGGAACTTCAAGTGAATATCCTCCAATAAAAGTACCTCCATAATTTGAAGTTGCTCCTGTTGTCCCTGCAGGAATTGGTAAAGGATAATCTACAATACCAAATGGTTCACCTTCGTCATATTGAAATACAACATTAATATTACTTTCACAATAACATGGGATTCCAGTTCCTAATTTACATACAATTGCATAGTCAAATCCACCTGAACTATAAAAAACAATATCAACACCTTCTAATGGTAATGTTTGTATGGTATATATTCTAAAACCAAATTTAGTTGAGTCAGAACTAAAATAACCATATGTATATAATGTCTTAAACCAAGGAGTATTAAAAAATGTTGAACTAATTGAATATCCATAATTTTTAAATATTAATTTAACTAAATTATATATACTTAAAGCAGGTTTTAATTGATTATCTAATACTGTATTAATAGGTGAATTAATTCTATATTCTGTTCCACCTGAGGCAATAAATGCTGCATAATCCACAAAGGCACCAACTTTTGTTGAAGTATATAATCTTGATTGGGATGCAACCGTACCTCCACTTAAATTTGTAGTGTCTCCTGAATATAAATAACCATTGTGTAATACAGGATAAAACCATAAAGGAGGTTGTTCTGTACCATTTAATAATAAACTACCTTGCCATCCTGCAGTTACGTTATATAATGTAAAATAATGATTAAAATGATAATCAATATCGTTAAAGTTTAAATCTTTTAATAGGTTGTTACCTATTTTACCGAATAAATCCCCCACACTTGAGTATAATGTTACATCATATTCAACCTTGGAGTCAAGTACATTGATTTTATTTAATCTTAAATAACCATTAAAGTAACTTTCATCGTCAATTAGAACGTCACATAATACTCTTTTATTTGGGTTAAAATATAATGAAGAACTATCAACATTGTAAAAATTTTGAAAGAACCTATTGTTTTTCTTTGACCCAGGTAATTGAATATTAACACTATAATCTGAATTACGTTTTGATATATCCTGTAATTCTGCAAATGATTTATTAATTTTAATTGGAATGCTATTATATATATCTAAAAAATCATATGATAATATAGGATTTTCTAATTGATCATCAGGTATAAAATATATATTAAATGTACTACCACTTACAACATTATTAATATTACAATAAAAATTAATATAATCACCATTATTAATTCTTAATGTGTTGTCAGGACTATCAATATCCGAAACAGCATATTCAACAAATCTAGCAGGAGTTTGACCATTTTTAAATACTGAAAAATAATATTCAGTATAAAAGTTATTAGATGTACCCGTATAATTAGCTAAATTAAATCTATAGAATAATGTTCCTGAACTTCCATTATTTGTAATGGTAATATTAAAATCATCTGAAACACTACTTGTTGAATAACCGGTAAATGGGGTATATTGTGAACCATTACCTCCATAAACAATTCCTCCACCTCCCCATATAAGGGAAAGGTTAGTAGTACCAGATATTGTTAAATCTGATTGTACGTTTGTTTGAACCCTTAAAATTGTTTGTTGTGTAGACATACTTTAGAAACCTTTATTAACGAAGAAGGTGTTTGAAGTACCCAACGTTATTTTATATTTATTCAATTTTTTATGTTTTTTAGTAAGTGTGTCCACTTCTGTAGAAAGGATTTGAACAGGAGTTAAATCTTTATATACTTTATCCTGCCTATCCATTGTACTGATATAATCATTTTTCATAATATACACCTGTGGTGAATAGAATAATTGTTCCAACCATTGAGCTACGGGAATATTGATATACTCACTTTCTAATACAATCTCTTGGTCAACATCCGTTGCAAAGGTTTTAACACTTCTACCAATATTTCTATCGGGAGAACTAATATTGGTACTATAATATCTACTATCATATGTTTGTGATTTAATTTTCTTGGTGTCTTGTCTATAAGAACGGAAGGTGAAATAATCATACCCTCCACGGTTGTTTAACCAACATATTCTTGTATTTTCAGGAAGACAGTTGTCATATAAATAGAAATAGAATATCTCACTTAAAGGTCCTTGTGGTCCTAATGTAACTCTATTAACACTATTTGTTGGGTATGAATAATATAATTGAACTGTATAATAACTTACACCTGTCCAATCTATTGTTGAAAATATATTATTAATATCCACAGGACCACATGGTAAAGAAAATATTTTTAATGTGTCTGTATAACCAGTAGGTGATTGATAGGTTGTTCCACTAAAATTAAGTTCTTGATTGAAAGATGTAATTAAAGTATTACTCTCATCATATAATTCAAACACCCCATAATCTGCTTCTATTACCATTCTATCTCCTGTTTGTCCGTTTAGATAAAATAATACATAATTTTCTGTAGATTGTATATGTTGGATACGAGGAGAGTCCGTTAGGAACCTTGAGGTTTCACTCATTTCAGGGACACTAGGATAATCCATCAGATATTGTGACATGGGTGACAATCGTCTATAAACATCAACTGTGTTGATGGTCATTCCTGTTCCTACAACCGTTCCAATTTCTTGGTCAAAGTTCTGTAAGATAAAATTATCATCAAATTGAAATGTTCCTCCCACATAATCAAAATACTTTCCTGTGTTGGTAAATCCTGATGGAACAAATGATGTGTCACTTACACAAGATGGTATATCGGTAAAATGATTAAAGTCATTTGTTACCGTGTCACCAGTATAAACACCATTACTTAAATACTTATACCCATATTGAAAATTAACTTTATTAATATTAGGGTATGGATTGTTCCAATTAATTTGTTCTGTAGTTGAGTACCAATCATTTAACCAATAGTATTGGTAATGTTCTGTCTCAACATAGTTCTGTAAATAAGAATAAGGTCTTATGTTAAATCTATATGTATAGGTTGCACCTGATTGACTTACATTATAAGGTACGATTGACATGTTACCAACCAATTCATCATCTGAATATAAATCCACGGATAATAACATTGAGGACTCGTATGTTGTTCCTGTTAAGACAACCTCATAGGTTCCTCCACGTTGATAGACCATATCTGTTGATCTTCTTAATTGTGTATTGGAATTTAATCCATTACTATATAAACTTTGATAGCCAAATCCCATAATTTTTATTTTATATTCCTTCTAAACTGTTTATTAAATCCTCATATGTTGAGTCCCCAATTAGTTCTACTATTCTTGGGTCATTCATTATTTTCTCCATTGATATATCTAAAAAGTTTGATGGTCTAATTCCGAACTTGTTTATGTTACGGGAGATAGCGAATGCGAAACTCTTGTCTGTGATAAATTTACCTTTTTTATTTCTACCTTTCAACCCTCTATCTTTAATCCATTTCATGAGTGAACCAATCGGTACATATTTCTTACCAGGTCTTCTACCTGATTGAACCCATTGACCATATTCTTCCATCAATACTTGTAATACTGTTACGTCTTTAGATTGTTTTGTTACCACTTGAACACTACGTGCTAATGTTCCTGAAGCCACCTTATTACCCACACCTCTATTCTTACTAAACCCAAACGGGTAACGTTTCTCATATAAAGATTGTCTAATTATATCTTCCAATATAGGTGCTATTGCTTCTAAATCCATTATGCAGGGTTTATAATTTGATAAGCAACTGTGTCTGTGTCACCGTTATGGTTTGATGTTATTGTAAATGTTGAACTACCTTTTGAACTTACAACAACAGGACCTGCGTTAGGATGATTATTAGTTTGTTTGGTTAAGAATATTAAACTACTTGTTGTAACTAATGTATTTGATATTGTTGCGGTACCAGGGTTTCCACCATTTAACGCTACCGTTCCCATTGTTTTATTTGAACCTGACGCAAACATTACATTACCTGTTACTTTTAATGAACCTGTTATACCTAATCCTCTTGTAAATTGTGGTATTGGACTATTACCAACATTTGGTGGTATAACTAAAAAATCTTCATAATCAAACACATTAAAATTATCAAAATCTTGAAATTGTGTTCCACCTGTTGAAACATTAATTGATAATTCATAATCGTCTTCAAATGTGTCTGGTGTATAAACTCCTATATTAATATAAGGTTGTGTATTTGGTGCCGCATAAAATTGCATACCACTACTTAAACCATTAACCATTGTTGTGTCTACATTAAAAAAACTCCTACCTATTGATGTATTTGCTCCATCACTACCACTTATAAATAAACGAGGTGTTGCTCCAGTACCACCACCATTTCCACCATAAATCATTGTTCTACCTATTATGTTATTAACAACTGATATTGATGTAATATCACCTTTAACTTGTAATGAACCTGTAATATTAACTGGACCTATTATAGATTGACTACCACTTACATTTAGTGAACCTGTAATTCCAACTGAACTTATAATTTTTGTATTTGGTGTTGTAACATTTAATGAACCTGTTTGAACATTAAAACTTATACTACCAGTTCCATCACCACCAATATTATTTGATATTACTAAATTACCATTTGTTTGAAAGAAATTACTTCCTTTATGTTGAAAAGATAATCCTGTTGAACCATCTTGACTAACACCAAATCCAATTTGATGTGCTCCACCTGAACCTGAATTAATTAATAATGAAACATTGTTTTGACCTGGTGGAACATATATGTCTTGACTACCATAAAATGTATTTGAACCTGTCGTTGCGAATGAACCTGTGTTTATTGAACCACCACTTGTTCCTGATGTACCATCAGTTCCTGAACTACCTGAAGAACCATCTGTTCCTGAACTACCACTAGTTCCACTACTACCAGAACTACCTGAAGTACCACTTGTTCCAGATGTTCCACCACTAATTGGAACACCATTAACAAGATATTGTCCTGTTATATCAACTGAACCTGAAAGATTTAATGAACCTGTAACTTGAACTGAACCTGATATATTAACACCATTATCTGCTACAATATCAATATGTTTAACCGTACCGTAATTATCAACCTTAACATAAGTTACATCATTACCTAAAAATAATTGTCCACCACTTGCGGTGATATGTGTGTCTGTTGGTGATGTATTATATACTTCCAAAAATCTTACATCAGATTGGTCTGGTTGTAAGAATAAACTACCTGTTCCTTTTATATTGGTAACACCTAATGAACCTGTAATATCTGTATTACCTCTAATATGTGTGTTGTTCGGACCCCATCCA